TTAGGGCATCGTCAAGTTCTTTGATACCCTCAATAACATCTGTGACATTATTACCACCAATAGTAGATGGTAGATTCGCAATATCACCCACATCAACTGCGAGTTCATTGAATTCTACTCTCCACTCTTCAAACGTGGCGGCTGCCGGTGTATTTCTATCTGCCATCTTTTTCTACCAATTGCAACAGGAGACTCTTTATCTCATGCATCTCTGACTTTAATATATTTATCTCCCTTGTCGCATCCCTTAATTCATCTTTTGCTTTTTGTGCATTCTTTGACCTCTCGACTGCAGCCATGTAAGCAAACCTATTTGTATTCACGATTGCTTTAGACCCCATGTCTCTAACAAGGTGTTCGTGTCCTTCTACTTTTAGATATTCACTCATTATGTTGCCAGTGCGATTGCTCGCAAGTCCTTCAGTCTTGGTGGTTCAGAAGAATTGATTCCTTGCATTCTAATTTTGATTGCAAATGCAATAAATTCTTCAAGGTCATTTTGTGTATACTCGTACTCAATGAAGTCATCTATTGTAGTTGACTCATTGACTGGCGTATCTGGCCCACCAGTTGTATTGAAAAATCTCCAACCAATTTCATCAAAATCTGAAGCATCATCTGAACGAAGTATTTTATACATAACTTGAATTTCTGCACCAGAAAATCTTACTGCACTATGTAAAACTCTAATTGCAGTGGCGGGGTTTTCTAATGTAACTTTCTTTGTGCAATAGATTGCTTCATTACTATCACCATCTGGTTCAGTTGGAGCAACAAAATCTGTAGTTGGGAACATATCAGACGAACTATCAATATTGTTTAATCTATTAGTAAATGCAACAATTGATTTTTTATCTAAATCAATAATTGGTGATAGATTTTCTTTTGTTGTTGTCAAATTAAAATCTAAGAAAAGTGATTTACTACCAGCAAGTTCATTTGTCTCATTGATTTGTGATGCAACCAATTTAGGATTATCAAAGAAGAAGTTCTCTCCAAGAGTTATAATTTCTTTATTCTGTGCATTTAGAGCAGCGGTACTATAAGATGATTGAGTGCCACTTGGTGATGTACCAGTTGTTGCACGAATTTCAGTAACGATAGAAGTGTCTGGATGTTCAATCACTGGGATAAGAGTTTGCATACCATCAATCATATTATTTTCTGTTGCAGTTATGTTTAGACCACCAGATGTGCTATCGGTATCGGATGCAGTAGTTGTTGTAATAACATAACTATCAATACCAATCTCTGATATTGACGTATGTGTTTTGTTGATTTCTGTCAAAGGCACATTATTAATTTGATACAGTTCAACCGTTGCACTATTAGAGTGGGCCGCAGCAGTTGTATTGTCTTGTCCTCTTGCAAGTGATGAGACACCTGTACCAGAAATCGTACCTGTCATGATTTCATCACCAATCTTCAAATGGATACTTCCAGAAGTTGCACTTGATGGGAATGCACTAACACTGGCAAGAGTAAGAGATGTTGCACTATTTGTAATCGCACCATTTAGTGTAGTTGTGATACCAGAAGACGCACCAGCAATAGTTACGTTACTATCTACATCATACATATGATGGTCACGATGTGTAACTTTAACCTTCTTGTTTAAGTTTGCAGTGGACGAAGAGAAGAACTGCAATGGGTCATTCTCAAGTTCTTTAACTGGTAGAACATCATTAACCAATGTTAACTGACCATTTACCCCTGTGCTGAATGACGCACGATAAAGTGTAAACTTCAAGTCTTCAAAGTCATATGCTGTCCATGTTGAGTTGTTCTGTGATTTGAAGAGAACACCAAGATATGGTTGTTCTGAAACCATACGAGAACCACCCACATCTAGTTCGCCCATTCTAGAAATCCATGCAAGGTATTTATCCGAATCTGTCTGTAAAACAATTGCAACTTCAACACCATTCTTCACATATACTGGTGCGTCAAAAACAAATGTAGTTGCAACAGAGGCATCAGCAGATACGTTAACCTGTGCCGGTGAAAAAGTTACTGACCCAAATGGGAGAACCTTTGTGGTTGGATAACCATTTTGCATTTCACGAATTTGACAAGTAACTGGAATACTCTCATCCTTTTGCGAAAAGAAAACGTCAATCTTGGTAAGATACTCACCACCTTCTGCTTGAGGCATAATTGATTGTGCTAGCGGATCCCACCATCCAGTAACCTCATCTCTAGTCGTTTGATTCGTTGTAAGAGTTCTTTGGTCACGAACAGAAGTTCTAATAACGTCTGCATTCCTAGTTGCAATAATTGTTTCTTGCAACGTGTTTAAAATACCTGTAGCAGAATACGTTGCCTGTGCGAATGATTCTGGTTCTGGATTTGTTTCATTTGTAGCAGAAGTTGTAAGTCTGAATACTCTTTCACCAGTTCTAAATCTTACATTTCCTCTTGTATTTGGATTAGGAATTCTGAACACACCAGATACAGCACCATTTGCAGATGTCACAAGATTACCACCAAGCGAACCGCCTGTAGGAGTTACCAATGAAGATACGTTTGTTTTGTCAAAGAATGGATAAACTCTCATGAGAGGTTTCATACCAGTTACAGAGAATGATACGTTTCTAGCACGAATGAACGGTATGAGTGCTCTTGCTATTATTCTATCGCCCTGTGACTCCCTATCAACACGAGGCACAACTCTTGTGTTGACACCAGTTCTAGATTGTCTGGTTCTTCTTGCGGTTGTTGTCCTTGTAATAACCGCACGACCAGGCACAGAACGTGATGCAGCAGACGTAAAGGAATGGTCACGAAATGTTCTAGTTGTGGTTGACACACCAGACCATTGAGTTTGCCATGCGTTCCAAACTGTACCAAGAGCATTTCCAACCTGTGCAAGAATAGTATCAAAGTTACCTTCACGATTAATAACTAATGCTGGAACTCTTTCCGTTTCAAACCATTCGTCACCAGATGGTGAAAGTTTACAAATACCTGTCCAAGTAAAGTTTAGAACAGGGTTAAGATTTTCAACTCTTGTGGCATATGGTTGTTGAACTGCAACAATATCAGTATATGGAAGAGTTATTATATCTCCTGTCTTACGATAGTTATCATTTGTTCTTTGTGCATCTGTAGTATTTTCCTCTATAAGACTAACACCCTTCATCTTGTATTGTGGACGAAGTTCGCCTGCTTCCATATCCATAGAGTTTCTATAGTCTGGATGTTGAACATCACCTGTAGCATGACCTTTGAAATTATCTACGAGGAAACCAGATTTAAATCTATTCAGTCCATTAGAATCTAAAACTTCAAGAGACTGTGTTTCTGATTCTAATAGGTTTAATGCAGTATAATATTCGACATTTTCAAGACGTTGTTCTAATCTTCCGATATCACGCATTGTGTATCGTTTATTATTTTCTTTTGCTACTCTTGCATCGTCAATGTCTAACATATAAGCAGGGAATGTAAATTCTGCAATTTTCATTGCATTTTCAATAGCCTTTGGAAGTTCTGGTACTTCTGCTGGAGTACCAGACACCATCTTAAACTCACCGTCAGAAGTTAAGAAGAGTTGGTCAATACGACCAAGGAAAAATTCAAAGTCATATGCAATGTTTGAATTATCTTTTGGTATGAGAACATTATGACCACCTGTTCCAGTGAAAGAACGTGAACCAAAGTTGAAAGAAAAGGATGTAACCTTTCTAGTAACAACACCTTGACCACTTGTTGCAGTGGTCATGGTTGCGTCAGCAACTCTTGGTCTAAAGTCAATTGAGTTTCGTAAATCAAACTCACCAGAAGGTTCACGAACCTCTGGGTCAACTCTTGTTGCAGTGTATGTTGGAATTTCTTTATAGTCTACCCCACTGTAAGAGTCAACAGTAAAGAAGTCACCAGCACCGTGTTCAAAGTAATTATACACAACTAGCAGTCTACCTGTAGGTGCAACCGCATTACCTTTTCTTACAATCCTTGCAATGTCATAAAAGTTATCTCTTTGTCCAGTGTCAAGAACATATCTACTTGTGATGTCCTTTGAACCATCAGTGAGAACGTCAATAGTACAAGTTGCACCAGAACTTTGTCCTGTTACTGTTTCACCAGATTGAAACGCTCTGTTGTTTTGTGTAATATAACATATAACACCATCGCCTGGAATTATAAGTGCTCTTGCACCAGTAGTTGAACCAACGCCAAACTCACCTTTAGTAAACACACCAACTTCTGAACTTTTTGTAAATCGTGGGAAAATAGGGTCAGCAGTTGAATCCTCTGAGTCTAAGACTGCATAAAGCTTATATGCGTCTGCGACACCAAGTGATACTTCTTTGTGATGTGCAGATGTACCATACTCAGCACCACCAGCAACACCATCATTATCAACCAAACATACAGATGCGAGTTGAGCAGACTTTGGTGTTTCAGCAGATGCAGTTCTTGTAACTGTAGTTGTAACTTTACATTTAATATTAGCAGAGTTTAATTGTGTATTATTAGTAATTGTCAACACATTACCATTTGCATTAAATGTTGTATTAGATGAGTCAAGATTTAACAAGTCGCCCTTTGCGACACCACTAGCACTATTGTCATCAAGAACTGATACTATAAAGTCCTTATTTGACTTTGCATTAAATGTCTCGTTTGAGTCGGCAGTCATAATCAATGCACCACCAGCAGTTGAATTCACAACAAATTGTCTACGCAAAGTAACAGATGTGACAGACGTATTAGCATTACTATCAGTCTTCAGTGTCTTGATATTATTCTTTCTTAGTTTTCTAAGAAGAAGGTTTTTATTTTGGTCTTGTAGTGCAACACGTTTTCTTGTTGCAGGCACAGTTGTTGTTGCAGCGCCAGGCGCAACAGAAACGTCAAGAGTATCATCATCAGTAATAGATGCGACAATTCTATCACCAACACTAGGAATATTGATAACGTCACCAACACGAAGTTCAGAAACAAATCTAGTTCCAAAACCAGAAACAACTGTACCAGAACCAGCGGTTGAGATTGTACCACTCAAAGAAAATGTTGAGTCGAGAACAGTATCAGCAGTAAAATCTTCTGCAGCAACATTTGCATCATCCATGAAAACTTGTTTCACTCTATCAAAAGTATTTGTCACAACAGCGGAAACTGTCAAGTCTGCATTTGAACTATCCTCAAGAATTTCGTCAGTCTCCTGTGATGAAGAGGAGATGATTTTTTCACCTGTGTTGAAAGAACCAACAACATTGATTAGTTCTAATATGTTATTGACTGCACTGTGAATAAATCCAGTTGCACCAGATGTCGAACCTGTAACCTTTGTGCCTACAGTATTACCAGCAGATGGAATACCAGACAATGTAACTTTAGTGAACATACGAATGTCAAAAAGGTAGAGGTTAAATTGAGCAGTAGCTGCAGATGCACTAGAAACTAAATGACTACTAGAAGCATCTTCACCAGAACGATGTTCAAATGCTCTTGCTCTTGCGACACCAATCTCAAGACCAGCGGCTGTTCCTCTAGTTGCAGTTGCAGTATCCCTTAGAGAAATAGTTCTATATGGTTCTGTAACCTCACCACTAATGAATGGTGATAAGTCTGGCGAACTATAAACTTTAGTTACCTTTGTAAAGTTACCAACTTCAGCAGGAGTAATTGCACCCTTAAATTCTTCAGTAGTTCTTGGTTTCTCAACGTCAATAAATGTCGGTGCAGTTGTTTCAACCTCATAACCACGAACATATGCTTTGCCAGGCGACACTTGAACCGCCATCAAACTTTCTGATGTAGTTACACCTTGGTCTGTATTTGTTCCAGATACATAAACACCTTCATTCAATCCGTCATCAAGCGACTCACGAACATCCACACCAAAAGGACGAACTGAGTAATCACCAGATTCATCAAATGTTCTTCTTGCAAGAGTTTCACCCAAAACAGAATATTCTGTGTTTCTTGTAACCTCTTGTATTCTACCATTACGAACACGAATGAGTTCAATAAAATTAGAATCCTCAGCAGAACCAATCGGAAGTTTTGAAAGTGTAAGAGTTATCTTTAAACGGTGAGCGCCTTTTGCGTTCACATTAGATGACCCTGTTGCGTTATCCAGAAGAGAAGTATCTGCTTCTGGTGTAATCAAAGTCTCTGTAATTCCAAGACCAATACGATACGATGGTGTATCAGTATATTTGTCCAGAACAATTCTTTGTGCTGTTACACGAACAAACTGACCACGAACAAAGTATACACCTTCTTCAATATTTGCAGATGAACCAGTTGCAGTTGCAGAGGATGCCTGAAGTTGTGCAGAAGATGAACCAGCAACAATACCACCAATGGCACCGTTTGCTTGAATCTGTTCGTTATCAGAGAACACTGTTGAAACATTATCTGTGCCAGTTTGAGTATACTTTACATAAAGAGTGAGAGGGTCAGTAGTGGTTGCAGATTCGTAACCAATAACTGTTGCTTTAACACCAGAGGTTGCACCAGTGATTGTCTTTCCGATATAATCATTGACATATCCAGAGACAGGATTTGAATTGAATGTTGACTGTAACTTTACCGCATAGTATTCATTGGTAAAACCAACTTGGCCTGGTATTACCATTGCACCTTCTTTAAACATATGCGTACCAAACTTTTCAATTTGATTTTGCAGTATGGACTGAAGTTGAGTTAACTCTCTTGCTTGGACGGCAAAGCCGGGCCGAAAGAGAACACGATGGAAGTTATCTGTGGTGTCAAAGTCATCGTAATACGGTGACACATTCAAATCGGTTTTTTGCATATCTTAGTATTCCACTACTACTTTGATGTCTTCTGTTTGGTCTGATGCTCTTGAAATTGCCCTTCTATTTTCAACGTAAATAATTTGTCCACTGTCTCTATCTAGTTCTGGGCCAGCATAACCACCGCTAAATAAAACACCGTTTACAGTGGTACTTGTACTTGTATCTACACTGTAACTTGCACTTGAAGAACCACCAGAAACGGCAGCAGCAGTTGAAAATGGTACAAGGTTTCCAGAACTATCAAGTCCATATGAGGAGTATTTTTCTTGAACATAATACAGAATTTTGTTAGATGCATCCCACTCAATCACACGACCCTGTGCGCCTGTAGTCGCTTGTGTGATAAGCTCGTCTACTTGATAATTGGTGGATATTGTTCCAGCAATCCTTAATGCGTTAGTTGTTCTTGCAGTTGCGATACTCGTTGCAGAACTATCAGCGGTTGGGTTCTTTACAATACCAACTCTTCTGAAATCGTTTACTTGTGTTGCGTCCGAATCAGCAGGTTCAAATTTTCCTTGAACCATGACAAAGTGAGCACCAAGTTCTTCACGGTCATTTGCACCATGACCACCAGTGGGTTCAATGATTGGTGTAATAGAACCAGCAGTTGCATTTGTCCAAGCTGTTGCAGTTGCGCCAGTGATTGCTGTTGTTGCATTACTGTTACTAAAAATGTTTGCAGCAGATAAATCTACACTTGCAAACGAATATCCTGCTCCAACATTTTGCATACCAGTTGCAGCATTACCGTTGCCAAACTCTTGGATGACACCACCTGTTACTTTCAATCTGATGACAGCAGTTGTAGTACCATCACCACGAACCTTTGTATAGAATGTAGAACCGTCTAATGAACCAGTGCTGTCTCCGCCAGTTGTGGGATAACCAGAACCACCACTTGTTACCATAACAACACTGATTGGTCTATTTGCAGCAGAGTTTGCATTGTTTTCTATTGGTTGAAAATCTGTAGTCAAAAAGTTTTGAATTTGAGATGTATTCAGTTTATACATAAACTTGATGTAATAGTTTGCGTCATGCCAAAACGGCCCAGTCTGTTCTGTCGTTGGTGCAGCACCAGAAATATTTACTGCACCAGTTTGTAGTGGGTCACCATTGTATAATACTTTATAAACTCTTCTTGCATCTGTTATGAAATAAAATGTTGAATCCATAAGAGTTGACGCACCACTTGATGAAGTTGTCTTTGTTGGATATTGTCCAGCAGTAGTCGTGCCAGAAATATCATGACGATACATATCAAATGCAGTACTTGCTGAATAATCTCTACGAGGCACCGCAAAGGTTGTGTTAGTTGTACCAATTAATTTTGCAGCAAGCATATCATCCCAATAATATGATTCTGGTGCAACACTATCAACTGGTGCTGGGGGGAGACTATCTGTTGCTGCACCTTCTGATGTCCAAGGTTGTGATTTACCTACAAACAGATAATACTTGTCAGTGCCAAATGAAGTTTTAAATGAGTCTGCACTTGACTGTCTAAATTTTTCTGTAATAATCGCTGCCATTTTTCTTTCCTATAATGTTATTTAGTCCTCTATTTGTATAGTATACTATAACCATGCAGAGTAAAACCTTTCGTTGCAGTGGTTGTCATTTTTAGAACAATTTGACTTCCAGATGGTTGACTAGAAACATCTAATGTTCCAGTATATATCTTGACACCAGCACTATTATATGTGCCGGATTCCGTCATGGTGATTGCACTGAAATTTGATGCATTATTTCTACTTATCTGAAACACCGTATCTGTATTAAGTGTCTGGGTTTGTTCTTCTTTTCCAAGCAAAACAAGTCTAACTGTAGTTGGTACTGAGGTTGCAGTTCTTGCCTGAGTCTGGAATGTAGATGCATTGGTAGTACCAGTAGGAGTAAGTTTATAAGTTTGAAGATATTCAAAGTCTATAGTATGACCCTCACCAGCATGATGTACAACAGTCCTCCAATCACCAGTAAAGTTAGCAGTTGAATTATAAGTAGCGCCCGTGTCTGAACCATTCTTTCTAAATGTAACTGTACCATCTGTTGCACGATGAAACGAGAGTACATCAGATGTTGAATATGTGAGAGTAGTAGAGTTCTGTCCTCTAACATTGTAAACATACATATTTCCACTATTGCCCATTTGAACAAATAGACCCTTTAATCCACCACTCTCTGGATTACCACTTGCCCAGTGACTACTATTGGATGAAAATCCACCTGCTAGTGAAGCATTACCAGTTAATCTAATATGAGATTGGGATGAACCTTCATAAATTCCAACACCGCCATTATTAGTGGTGTCTGCCATTTTCCAACGAATAAGTTCAGTGTTCGTAAGACTGCTAGATGAATTCACATAAATGCTACTTCTTGTATTACCACCATAACTAGTGGTTGCCATACTCATACCATTGCCACCATGAGCACCAAAAGTATAATAGGCTTTACGAGTAGCATCATGAGCAGTCCAGTTAGCAGCATCATCAAGTTGATGTTCATACCCTAAAGCATTTACTACTGCTGATAATCCATACTTTTTATCAGTATTAGCATATGTTGCGTTTGTATTTGCACCAGTATTTACGCCTGTCTCATCTTCAAATGCATCAGAGAAACCCTTTACGAAATCATCTACGACGGCACTGTTATCAACCAAACGATTAACATTAAGAAGACCAACCTCATTTTCAAGTCTACCCAATCCACCATCAATCGCTGCATTTAGTCCAGAAATTTTTGTTGTCACAATTGCAGCATTAGTATTAACTTTAGCATTGTTAATCGCACCGTCAGCAATATCAGCAGTTGATATAGTGCCGTCAGTTATTGCACTAGATTTGATTGTATCTATTGCCATTGTCTACCCCTTATGATACTGCAGCACCACTGTTTGAAACTACAACCCATCCAATAGTGGTTGCGTAAAGTAACATCACAGTATCATTTACATCAGCGAAAGCAATCGTTGTACCGTTTGCAAATGTTGCTGGAGTGAGTGTTGCAGTTCCACCACCGTCTGCTACCAATGTAATAATTTTAATCTGACCAACAACTCCGTTTGCTAGTGATATCGCAAGAGCAGAACCAGTAGTTGTCACTTCACTAACCAGCGTATCAAGACTTAATGCAGTTGGAGAGTTAACTGCTTCTGTTGTACCTACAGTTTTGTCTCCACTAAGAAGAACATCTGGGGTTGCTCTTGCGTTTCCAGCAGTACTTGCTTTTGGTAACATGAAGAAACCACTGTCACCAGATGCGTGAGGTTGTGACATTAGAGTTTGACCATGAGTATTTGCTTCACAGTTTAATCTAATCATACCTTGGTTGTTTGTACCACCAGTTGAACGAATAGTAGTAATACCAGTTCCCTTTGGAAGCAATGCAAGGTCAACATTGGTTTCACCAGATGCACCAATAATAGGTGCAGTAGATGTTGAGACTACAGCAGAACCACCAGTAGCAGCATTAGTGATTTCAATTTCGTTTACTGCGCTTGCAGTTGTTTGGAAGATGACTTGTTCAGCACCGTTTGCGTCTGCGATAAAACCACCATCTACAATCTTAGGTGCAGTTAAAGTTTTAGCAGCTAATGTTTCTGTTCCAGCAAGTGTTACAAATGAACCATCTGAAAGCGCAGTGTTAAACTGTGCAGTTGTACCAGAAACAGTATTACTTCCTAGTGCAATAGTTTTATTTGTGAGTGTATCAGTTGAGGCTCTTAAAACAACATTATCAGAAGTAAGTGCGGCGCCATCATTAATAGCACTATTTGCCACACCATTTATTTTTGCAAATAAATCTTCAAAATTCTCGTTAATTTTATCAGCACCAACTCTTAGAGTATCACCAGTTCCATCGTTTGCAGTACTGCCTCTACCTACCTTTTGATATGCCATTTCAGTCTCCTAAATTCTCTTATTATTTATAATGTTTTTTAACCGTTATCAAACTTTAATGATGATGTATCAAATGTTGTACCTGTCTCATCATACGATGGTAATACGCTACCAGCACCTTGTCTTGTCCTACTACCAGCAACATCTTCATCAAATGTACTATTTGTATCGTCAAACGTAGCAAAGGTATTACTAAACGCATTCACAGTTGCACCAGATGAAGTAAGTATTATTTCGCCTGGCGGTGGTACATTAAATGATGTATCAAAAGCAAGTTCTGGAATTCTGAATCCACCAGAACCATCTGGTTCTGATACTTGATTAATTCTAATGGAAGCGAATTGATTGATATTGTAGTATGCTCTATTATTAGCACCATCTCTTGCTTTTCTTATTATGCCTGGATAGTTCGATGCAACCTCATCCGTTAATGTTGGTTCAACTGCAAATGCATACTTAGGTAGATTTGCAAGAGTAGAACCACTAACCTGTGGGTTAGCACGAACAACACCAATGAAGATTGTATTAACTCTTGTTAGTGTGACATCACGTTCTCTATCACCAGATAATGCAGCTGTTGCTGGTAAGATAGTTGAAGAACCCTCATTTGGATTTGGTCTGACAGAAATAATTTTACCACCAGTTTCAAGAAGAAGATTATCACCAACTGATGCAGTACCCACTTCTAATGAGATAAATGATTCTTCACTACGAATAACTGTTCCATCATCAACTGTACCAAGTCTTCTACCAAAGATACGAACAAAAACAGTCTTGAGAAGTGATGCAAGTTCTGGAGTAAATGAACCCTCTGGTACACTGAGGTCATCAGCAGTAAATGCTTGAATACCAGCGGTGACTTTAGATACAATAGAGACTTCACCAAAGACTGCCCAACCAGCAGGATGAACTGTTCTCTTGATTGCATTTCTCCATGTGTTAATTGATTCACCAACCTTCACCACATATGAGTAGTCTTGGTAATAGAAACTATCTTGAACTCTCATAACATCAGATGAAATCTTACCACGTTCACCTAAGAACTCGCCAGAGGTTATTGCAATAGTACCAACTTGTGGAGTGATTGTGGGCGTATCAATTTGAGCAATCGTTGCACTTGCACCAGCTGTTGTCACAGTATTGCCTGTTACTAAATTAGCAGTGGTATTGATTGATAGTATTTGTCTTGCAGAATCAAATGCAGTAACTGTTCCACTATGTGAAGTTAAAGCATCTCCAATATTAAATGTTCCTGTAATGTCTCTTAGAACAGCGTGTCTAAATGCAGAAAATGTTGGTGCAGACGAATAGTTAAAACCAGTGTTAGTAATCTCAACGTCTTTTACCGCACCAATACCAGAGGTAGAAATAGGTAACAGTTTTGCACCACTACCAGAACCAGATGTGATACCTGTAATCGTAGGAAGTTTTGTATATCCAAAACCACCAGTGATAAGTCTAATGTCTGTGATAGAACCACGTTCATTCACGTTACTGCCAGGAGCATTGCCGAATGTAGCATCCTCTAGAACAATCTTAGTTCCATGATAGGTATCGTTTGCCTCAATTTGTGTTGCGTCTTCAAGAACAATATGGTCAGTCAATGCCATTCCATATGCCGCAACGTCACCAGCTTCTGGTGCGACTGCACCACCTACAACTTGAACAACAGCAGAGATACCAGTTCCATCAGTTCCACTATTGTCAAAGTTAATAACATCATTTACTGCAAAGTTTGAACCAACATCATCAATTAAAATATCATCTACCGAACCAGTACCAACTGTATTAATTCGTGCGGTTGCACTCTGACTACCAGCAGAGGAAATGTTAATCGCTTGACCAGCAGTATAATATTGTCCTTCATCCGAACTACTAACATCAACACCGGCAAGAATAGAGTAAACTGTAAATGAAACGTCTTGGTCAGATACACTTGAGATACCCTTTACAGTTTCCCCTTCTTCAAATGTTCCTGTTTGTGAATCTGCATCAATTTCTATTTCAACAATATCCGTAAATGCCTCACGCACACCAATTGTCGATACAGGGATTGCAGTTGCTAGTGATGATTGTCCTGTTACGGTTTGACCAATAAGTTCACTAACGTCACCAGCAGTTACTTGCACTCGCATGATACGTCTGGTTGTCCAGATACCATCTGAATTACGCAACATATTTTCATTTGGATATGATATTACAGCATCGTCATTAAAGAGAAGTCTGAAAAATAATTCATGTCCTTTCCTTGTACCCTTTGATATATACAAGTCACGAATATTTTTTATAAGTTTTCTTTTGTTAACACCATCTGTAAGATTGTCAACTATGCCATCAAGAAACGCATCTCTAAAGTTATCAAGAAACTTATCAACAGTTGCATCTACGTTTGCATATTCTAATAGTTGTTGGATATTCTGTACAGGGTTTGCACGATAGGTTTGAACTGTAGCATTAGCACCAGACTGTGAGCCTGTTACCAATTCACCTATGACAAATTGACTTTGTGCAGATACAAATAATCTTTTGTTGTCATCAACATCATCGACAAGAACTGTTGCAGTTGCACCAGAGTTTCTACCAGTGATTATTTCACCGACAGTAAACTTTGCCTCAGAGTCTTCTAGGACAACTTTTTCACCATCTTCATCTAATACGAAGTTTACTGAAGTTGTATCTTGAACAAGATAGTTATTAACTTCACTAACTGTTATTTCAGCACTTTCTAAAAACTGAAAGTAACTTCTAACAAACTGATTAAATACAGGATGGTCTGCCTGAATAAATTCTGGCAGTTGAGTTTGTATCAACGAAGATATTTTGTTTGTCAGCGTATTATCATCATACGACATTATTAGTATCCAGAACTAGACGAAGTAGTGGTAGGTGTATAAGAACTTGTTGTTGTGTATCCAACACCAGCAGATGCACCACCACCAGCAATTGTATCCTCTTGAGAAGCAACCGTTGTGTTTACGAAATCAATCTGTAGAATTTGATTTCTAACAGCAACGACATCAGTTGAATCTGGTGTGACAACAATTCTAATTTTATCTGAAGTCGCACCATCAACATTTGAGATGGATGAAATGTTAAGAGCGGTTATGACAACCCTACCATCAGTATAAGAAATAGCACCAGCAGTTTCATCTGCATATGTAACAGTTGTTCCATCTGTGTAGTAGAACATTCTAATGTTACCATTACCATCGTCATTCAAAAACATCTCATTATCATTTCCAACAATCTTAAAACCTGTAGATGATAAAACACCACCGTCTGATGAGGCATGACCAGTGTGTGGATTATAGATTGCGTTATTAAATTCTAACTCATATTTTGTATTGACATTTAATGTTGGTGTGATATTCTGTGAAAGTTTTACCGTGGTAATATTTGATAAGATTGAATCATCAACATCATCAATTAATCCTGTAACTTGAGAGTGTCTAAAGATGCCGTTAAAGGTTTGTAGAGTACTGGCATCATAATTTTGCAAAGCATTCGTTACGTTTGTAACCAAAGTTTCTGAAGTCTTTGTTGTGCTTTTTTTGTTAAATTTAAAGTTCACTCCAAGACGAATAAACGTAGTGATTGGGTCTACGATGACAGGTGTAACAGATGCAATAGTGTAAGTGTTCTTCAAGTCATTCACAATAGTTTCTTTTGCAGATGCGGTGATTGACCCAGCAGTAGGAACGATTGAAATATATGTGCGACCATAAACAGCAGTTGAGTTATCTTCTCCACCCCACACCTGTACAGATTTTGCATTTGGATAAACCTTGGGCACGATTGCCTTATAATCTTCTGGTGTAACCGCACGACCTTGTGCAGCAAAGTCGAGAGGTGCATTTAGTTTAATAGACTGAATTGATTCTCTTTCTGAACCACCAGATGCAACATCCACGGTTGCAACAGTAATGTCAGTAATGGTAGAAATTGTTGCAGTTGTTCTAAAGTTGGTTGCACCGTTTGCTTTTGTTTTATTTGTAACAACATAAGAAAGAACAACCACGTTGTTGTCTGACACTGCACGACCAACAATCCCATCACCGAAGTACACCTCAAACCTACCATCACCACATTCTTGCAAGAAGTATACTTCCGAAGTTGAACCTACTTGTGTTATATCTGTTGCAAGAGTGTATGTTTTGAAATTAGATGATTCAGCAGAATCAAAAACTTGAACCTTTAGAGTTGTTGTATCTGCTCGGTCACTTGTAAGTTTAAACTTCTGGTCAACATTCTTTGTGTCAACCGTGTATCTGTTCTTTGTGTATGTTCCCTCATAAATTGGAATATTAGAAAAGGAAAGAACACCGTTTGTAACAGGTGTTGTGTATTCTGCTATTGTGACAAACTGATATGATACGTCATCTATTGTCGCAGTGAAAACAGTTTCGGCAGGAATTGTTGCGGTAACAAGATTGCCGATATTATTAAGTGTTACGTTAATCGTACCAACAGGCGCTCTTGCAGAGTTTGGTGTGTATCCTAAAGTCTTTGCATGAGAAACAACTGACGCACGAACAGATGCGGTATCCAAAAACATTTCGTTTGCAGCCATATTGACATTCATTGCGAGATAGTGTGTATTATATGCAAGCACATCTAATAGTGCATTGATACCAGAACCTTCAAAATCGTAATCAGTAAAACTATCTTGATTACGCATAAAAGTTTTTAGATTTGTTTTGATATCATCAAAGTCTAAATCTGTTACTGTAAGTCTTTTGTCTGTGGTTGCCATCTTATCTAATTCTCTCTAGTGTAAACGATAAGTCTTGAAGTTCAGAAGGAGCATTGTTTATGTAAAACTCAACTGTCACTTGATATTCATTTGTATCCATTCTTGGTATCACCTCAACACCAGCAAGTAGTGCTCTTGGTTCAAAGTTGTTTATGACATCCTCTATTTTCCTTGAAAGAATATTTGCAGTGAACGGAGTCATGTTTTCAAAAAGTAAATCACGAATACCAGAACCAATCTCTGGATGAAAAGGTTTTTCAAAGTGACCATACTGAACTAAGTTTCGCACACTTCTCTTTACAGCAGCTGCACCAGTAAGTGGTGTTACATCTTTCCTAATTGGATGCTTAGTAAAGTTAAGATTCAAATCTTTATATATTTGTGTATCACGATTTGAATCGTTTACTCTTTCTGCATCTCTGTATGCGGATTGTACTGCCATCGTTTCTCTCTTTTGTATTATTTAGTATGTTTATGCAATCGCAGTGACCTTTAACATTGGACAAATAAATATGTCAGTTCCAGTTCCATCCCAATTATTTGTTGTGTGTAAACTTCCCTCAAAACTACTACTGTATTCTCTTGCTGTCCATGATAAAGTTTTTGCAGTTGTCCACGGGCCAATCCTTGCCTTTGGAATATCTACACTAGATGCATTCACTTCTATTGCAACAGATAGATTGTAAATTAATTGATGATTACTAGCACCAGCAGTTCTAAATGTTGACCTACTTGGTTCTAAATCATTTCCATCCCAAGTTGCCTTAAAGTGACATATGGGGTCACTATCTATAAAACGAATTTGAAATTGTGCTTCATATAATACTATCTTTGTTCCAGTGGGTGGAATATAATCTATGTCCAATCCAATACTTGTATGAGTAGTTGTTAGTGCTTGTGCAGCGGTAACATTCGATAGAGTATAACTACCAGAGTGACCAACAAGAGTTCTTCCATCTGCATGACCAGTAAGCATTTCTAAGACAGTACCAGACGGCCCAATACGAATACCATCATTGTGGTAAGTTCCAGTACCACCTAAGTGCGTAAAGTTCCCATCCATCTCATCATAGGAAAGTGCAGAACCTTTTGATGACCTCTTAGTTAGTGTCATGTCGTTTCTCCTGTATCACTAAAGTAAGTTCCCACATAACTCTTAAAACTGTTTGCCTCTCTGCCTGGATTAAATAGTAGGTAGTCGTTATCAAGATATGCAAAGAGTTCTTTCTCTGCCTCAGTTAATGGTTCTAGAAAAACAAAACATTGTGCTTCCAATGCAGCCTTTGCTGTTGGGTCAGTCTCCGCAGCAATCTGACCAAGTAGTGTTTCGTAATCTGGTTTTGACATTATCCGCCTGCTATTACGTTTGGTGAACCAGACGCAGATGCATTTGGCACCCAACTTCCATGTCCACCTGTTCCGTCACCTTGTCTATGAACACCAATACCATTTACAAACACTGTACCAGAACCACCAACTGCTGGGTCACCGCAACCAGTGGTATCCCCAATGCGTACAGTTGGAGAACCATTTGTTAATACGTTGGGCGAACCAGATGCGTATGGTGTACTGTGAAAAGGACTTGGTGTAGGACTTGCGTGACCTATGTGACTGTCTTGACCTACTCTTGTTACTGGGGGCATAGTGTTTCCTAGTTTAGATTAATTACACCAGCATCAATGTCTACTTCAGATGAAGCATCCAAGTCTAGTGTTCCTGTTATATTTGTTGTTTGATTTGCTTTGTAAGTTTCCGATACCGCACCTGTAACATCCTGTGTTAATGTTCCTTTAATTACCTCATTCACGTTACCGTCAACTTGAATATCCCAATTACCTTTGATATATGTTTTGCAGTTAGAATCTATTGTAAGGTTTACGTCACCCTTGACATTTACATATTCCGCACCAGCAACAATCTGATAATTGTTTCCTACAATACGAGTGACCTTGTTTCCATCTGCATCGACCTCATAGAAAGTTCCTGTACGATGCTTCTCATAGATACGTTCCGCAAAGGGTGTATCATCAAACTCAACAACGTGTCCACTCTCTGTTTCGTATGTGCGGTTGTATGGGTATTCTGTGTTGCGTCTTTTATAAGGAGCAGTTCTACTTTCTTTTGTTTCTGGATTGCGACCAGATGCTTCTTTACCTCTAGTAGATTCATCCGTGGTCAGTGGTTCATTCCAAGTTGTTTCCGTATCATTTGCGACAGGAACTTCCTTAGTTTGTGCTTCATCTCTTGCAGCAATCTCTGGGTGAATATTGTTTGCATCATTCTTTGCAAGTCTGGATACGTCACTGTCTGAAGTTCTTAGAGGATAAGGCCCATAGTCTGGTTTGTACTTATACGCACCTTCACTTTGTTCTGCACTTTCACTACGAGGGTCATTAAAACCTGTATCGACTTTTGGTGTTTCAGATGGGATGCCTGGTAATGTTCCGATAACAACTGGTTCTTGCATGGTCAGTGCATCTCGCCAGAAACCGATAACCCAACTACCCTCAACGATAAACGGCATACCTTCACCTAAACCACCCATAGAAGAAGTGGTTGTCGGCATCATTACCCATGCCCAAGGAAGGTCTACTGTTGGAATTTTATTTGTATCATTTGTGTGGTATCCAACGCACCGCACACGAACTCGACCTAATTTTTCTGGGTCATCTCTATCCTCGACAACACCAGTAAACCAAATGAATCCATCTCTGCCTGTAAAGTTTTCCATATAGATATTTATACAGAAAAGGGGGAACGAATGTTCCCCCTTGATTGGCGCATCCTACAGGACTCGAACCTGTGACCTACGGTTTAGAAGACCGTTGCTCTAATCCAGCTGAGCTAAGGATGCATTGTTTAAATGTAGTTTCCCCAATAGTCATTCCAGACATTTGAGGCAACATACTGAATATCATTTGGTGACATTGCATCACCAATTTTTTCTTTTGCGATTGCAACGAACTCCTCAAAAGAATCTACGCAAAGGTCATTCTCATCCACCTTGTCATAGAACTGTTCTTCCAAGTCCATAATCCATGCTTTCACTTTACCCATTATCATTCTCCTTATATAAAATGTAACTACCTGTAAGAAACATGACTAACCCACCAAAGGCATAAGTCACCATCTCTCCAAAACTATTTGCATACTCCATGCACTTCCCATCGCAATCACCAGCAGAACCAGCGATTGCCATAAGACCAGCAAGAATTAAAAACACACCTACAAACTTCAACATTACGCAGCCTCCACAACTTCATAAGGTTTTTCAAACTTACCAACATTCAAGTGAACATAGTAAGCAGTGTCAAAGTAGTCAGTCATAATGTCACTGTTGTCATACCACTTCTTGTCACCAGCAGTCTTTGCAATCTTGACAATCTTGTCAAAGATAGCGGCATTCTCTTTACCGTAAAAGTCACCAGTGTGATAAGTGTTAATCTGGTCATAACCGTTGTTATCACCAAGAGTACCTTTCTTGTACTCATGAGTATAACGGTCAAAGTATTCAAACTCTGCAAAGGCAGGGCCTTTCATCATTGAAATACTAACACTAGAATAGTGGTCACGAACAACAGAAAATTTGTACTCAGGCATCTCAGTCTTGAGTGCGTTACGAATTTTCTTTACATCGTCAGTAGAAATATAAGCCATAATTAAGTTCCTCTCTCAGTTTCTATAATAATTATATCAATGTTCTGATAACAAGTCAAGGGCTTTTTTGAAGTTTTTTTCCTTAACAATATCAAGGACTTATCCCCACTGAAGTCCATTGTCAGCGAGGATAATGTCACGAACACGTTCACGGTCTAGCGAATCGCCCCCACCCCACTCAAGTGATTCGGCCTGACCGATTTGAGTGATGTAGGTTTGAACAGCCTTGACAACCATTGAGTTAGTCATACCCTTGATAGGATGGATACCAGACTTTTCATTGTAGAACGAATCTACATAAGCAACAAAGTCACAGATTTGATTTACGATATTGTTCATTACTTAACTCC